AACATTGCGTATGAAGGTGACCTTGTACAGTTGACATCATATCCGCCCTACATTTAGCCGATGCAGTACCTGACTCACCATGTACGTATTGGACATCGTCTATTATAACTCGCTCGGTAAAGTTCCAATTAGGAGTATTCAATACTTCTTTATATGCCTTTATCCATTGGCGAGGAATTGCACCCGTTTGTGCTTTACGCATAATTAAACGATCGTGATTACCGATAGTCACATCAGCCACTGGAAATGCCTCGTACCACTTTGCAATCTTTGAAATTGCTAACTCTAATTCGTCACCACCTGAAATTCCATTTGGATCTGTCTCATGATAAGACGATGCATGATTATCAATTACATCACCAATTAAAACCACTTTATTACATTTATGCTTAGCGTACATTGCAATACAAAATTCTAAGTAGCCATCCAAACAAAATGGCTCGTGTAAATCACCTATGCACAATACTCGTGTTTCGTTTGAATTACGAAATTCTTGGATTAATTTATTTTCTATTTCGGTCAATCTCGGTCTATATTGCATATTAAAATTCCTTTAAGATTACAACTGATAAACTACGCTTATCCATAAATTTAAGCCAATCCAAAAACTGCTTTTCGTTATTTCTAACTAAACAAGCTGTTGACCAACCACCAATAACTGTACTTGCTGCACCTGCTCTGTGACAATTAGCACCTATTACATCTATGTATTCCTTACCGATTTCTTCTGCTGAATTATCCTTGTCGTTATCTCTAAAATATGGAAATCCTTTTGCTTGTCTATATGCAGGTTTTCCTTTATGTAATCCGTATGAATGTGAATTATAAACTATCCAATCACTTTTCAACACTGCACAACCAAGCCCATTATATTCTGCAAACTTTTTTAAACCAACTGCTCCGGCATTAGATGTGCCTGAACAAACCATTTTGAACTTTGGCTCTTGTGCTGGAAAACAATCGAATGAATAAACTTTATCATCGAATCTGTCAAACTCGTCCTCGTCACTTCTTACCCAAACATCTAATACTCCGCTTTTAGGAAATCCTTTGAAATTAGGTAGATTTGCAACCCTCGCAAGTAGTTGTAGATCGGTGTATTCTCTTACATTTGCCATACATTTTTGTTATTATTTAAATATTTTATAACCTAAAAATACTAAAACAATTCCACATATAACCATTAAATTCCAATTAACACCTTTCTCGTTTTTCTTTTGTTGCTTATCTACCTTATACTTTACCTTTGTTTTGTAACGTAATAACTCGATTGTGTCCCTTACTTTGCGCCATTCAATCTTTGTTTCATAGCGAGTTTTAGGAATATAAACCGAATTAGTCTGTACAATTGTATCGTATTTTGTGATATAATACGTTTTTTCCCCATTGATAATAACAGAGTCTATCTTATTTATAGTAATAGTATCATTTACTAACGTGCATTTAAATCCTTTCTGCTTTGCTTTCTTGTAGTGATATGAAGCATTGCACCCTGAAAGTAAGAACATAGCGTAAATGCTAACTAATAACGTAAAACACCACGTTAAAAATTGTATATAATTAAACCGCATCTTTATCTATTTTTTTATTATATACATTTAAGCCTATTGCTGTGCCTGAATAAGCAAGAAATCCCCAAAATACAAATTCCTTTACTTCAAATGCAATCCAAAACATAGGAATAAAAGCGTAAATTACTGCAAAGTGAAATGAAATAAATGCGGCAATTCGCTTCATTTCAAATTTTCCTTTAGGCTTTAATGTATCGTTTACGATTTGCATACTTGTATTTTTTATCTTGGAGAATAGCGAAGTATTGGATTGGTGTTTCATATCTTTTATGTGTTTTATCGTATCTCATTGCTTGAGCAGAATCTTCTAAACAATCATATAACCGCCCTTCAATTTCATTTACCTTCATATTAGTAACAATAAGCCAAAGAAATAAAACACCCGTTGCACCATGTTTTTTTATCAGTTCAAAAGAGGATTCTGTCATGGTATAAGTGTAGTGATTAGATTTCCGGCATTGTTTATTGATACCAAATATTGTTTTGTCAAGTCAGGAGTTCGCATTACAATTCCATCTAAATAGTTTTTAGGTTTCCAAATTCCGCCAACTAAAGTTAAGATATTTCCATCTGTTGCGCCAGTTGTATCAACATCGTGCAATTCACCAAGTTCATATCCGTTCACAATTGAATACAAAATCTGTCCGGTAGTTGCTGATGTTTCTAAAACTTTACCAATAGATACTAAATTATTCGGCGCAATTGGCTTTACGTTTGTCACATATCCTGCCGTAATTGGTGACAGATAAAGGTCGTCTCCAATAGCTAAAGTAACTGTTGTAAATGGATGTGTAGCCGTTGTGCGTGTATCTAATAAGGTCAATAAACCATTTGTAAGTACATTTCCATTTGCGTTGTTTGCAATGTCAGCAGTTACAACACCTAATGTTTTGGAACTTGTTATTTCACTATCAGCCTTTGCCTTAGAAATCAATGCTTTTCCACCACTTGTTCCGGAGATGTATACAATTGTTCCTTTGTAGATAGTCGCTCCGGTTTGGTTTCTTACCGCTACTGCAGTTTTTGCTACGGCATTCAATACCTCGTCACCCGTAATTGACTTGGTCTCGTATAAACCGCCTCCAATATCTTCGGAAATAACAAGCAAATCTGTTGCTATTAAATTACTTCCTTTCGGTGTTAAATCACTTATCTTTACTTCTGCCATTGTCTATTTTTTTAAGGTAGACTTTCAACTTTTGAATGTCTTTTATTTTAGGTTTTGTTAATTTCAAAATGGGGGAGGATTAATTTAATAAAAATAAACACTCATATATTTACAAGTGCTTATTTATAATTTATTTACTTTTAATCATTGTTACAAATGCGTTCCAAATTGCTTTGTCTGCTGCTGATAATTCAGAGTAAACTACTTCAACTTGATTTTCAGGCATGAAAGCCGTTCCATATTGTGCTAATGCTCTAACGTAAGGAGCGGATGTTTCTTGTAGTACTATTTGTTGTAAATTTTCCATGTTATTTTTTATTTATTAAATTACTATATTTCCTTTTGTATCTGATAAATTACTTACTCCTTGCGTTACGTTTGCATTTACAGATGTTGTTGCTCCTTTAAATGCATTTATAGCGTATTTGCAAGTATAAGCAGTGCCAGTATAAATTGCGTTTGCCGTTGCGTTTGTAACTTGTAAAACACATTCAACGATTTCTGTATTATTAGTCTGTAATTCAACTGCGTGACCTGAAGCATTATTCCATGTACATATAGATGTTGAATTATACATTTTGCCACTTAACCAAGTAGCTTTTGCTGCTGAACTTTTTGCGGTACAGTTAATTATAGAGCTTCCAAAAATTCCTGCGTTTGCAGTTGATTCTCCTATTGAGTTTATAAAGTCACCAACACCCTGAAGCCCACATACTCCAGTTGAATAGCCTGCGCAATTTTGAATAACAGCAGTTGAATCTGTTGAAAAGATTCCCGAGTTCGAAGTCGAATAACCAACGCAATTAAATAAATAACCACTTGCCGAAATTCCATAACTTGCAGTTGAATAACCTACGCATTTAATTAATCTTGCAGTATTAGCTGAACATGAAATAGCTTGAGAACCATCACTTCTAAAGGTGCAATTTATAGCCGTTCCCGCAATATTTGCATATCCAATCGCTGAATAGAAATTTGCATTTGTTAAAACTCCACTTGATTCAACTTTTAAAGATAAATTATTTGAAAGTTCACCTCTAAAATATCCTCCCGTTACTTTTCCAAAAATAGTAGCCGCTAAACTAAATGTTGATTCATAACTAACGGCATTATTTATTATGTTAGAAGATGCATTTGTAACGTATAACGGAAGTGCAGCAGTTGCAGAAGCAGTCGCTCCCGTTCTTTTAAATTTAATATTGAATATTTCACAAGAAACTGCAACACCTCCATCTTGAATGCAATTACTCGTACCGCTATTTGTCAATAAATATGTGTGACCATTTCCATTGATATTAACTCCAGTTTTTAAAGTAACCGCTACTGCTCCCGTTTCAGTTACGTCTGCAAACATCTCAATTACTTGACCGCTTGTCGCTGCTGCCATAGCTAATGTTAAAGTTGCATAATACGTGTAAACACCACTTGAGTTAGAAATACCAAATATACCTGAACTTCCGCCACTTACAACTAAATTTCCACTTCCAAGAATTGAACTTCCGTTAACTGTTTTAATGTTAGTTGCAGAAACTAACGTGTCTTGCTTATTGTCATAAACATCAGTAAAGTTATCGTTTGTCTTTACAAATGAATCTCTTAATGTATCGCCCGTTCCATCGTTTGGAGCAGCACCTACGTTTATTGTTTGTTTTGCCATATCTTAATTAATAAATTGTTTTATCGCTTGTATATAATGTACTGTCTACTTTTTCTCTTGTTGAATCAATGGTAAATGGAGTTGCAGCACCGATAATATTAGTTTCTCCACTTGGTGATAAATCGTATATTTCACCCCATTCTATTGTATTATTTGTTTTGCCTTGTCCCCAACCTATTGAGTTGTTCGCTGCTGCTTGTCCCCATCCTATTGTGTTCGCCATATCTTATCTTGTTATATATACCAACCAGTATAATTGTTCATTGAATCAGGTGAAATCTCGTTGTTTGAATTTGTATAGTATTCCGGAAATAAAGCATTGTTAAAACTCATATAATCTATAAATCTTTCCGTATAATTCTGCGCTATACTTCGCTCTTTTTCGATAAGAAAATCTACCTCATTTTTTTCTACGTTAACACTATTTTCACTACTATGTTTATACACTCCTTTATTAGCAATTGTGTACGCTGCAAATGGCATATATTCTACCATTGCCCAATGAATTAACATAGGCTTTAAATAGGTAGTTGTAAGCGAAAAATAGTTACCGCTCAAAGTGTTCGATATAATGTCAGCTTTAATCTTCTCAAGCAGCTTTGTTCCGCAATAATTCTGCATGTGAATGTCTTGTGCAATTTTGACAAATTGAATAAACTTATCAGTATCAACATTGCCATTCATTGCAGTGAATTTAACGATGTCTTCTCGGGTTATTAGTAATGCTTCCATGTTAGTAAATTCCGTATTTATTATTTCTTTTACCTGTATACTGCATAGATGCGTATGCTTGTGATATATTTAAATCTTTGGCACATTCAACAAGGCTATCATATGTTTTTTTTGTATGCTCGCAATAAACTTTTATTTTAACTTTATCAATAGCCCAAACCGGCTTAATGCCTTTCATTCTATTTTTAATTTTTAAAACATTTTCAGTAGTATGTTTTTTACCTGAAAATCCACCAATATGAGTAAATGCATCCATATGATTTAAACCTACATTTATAGAATCATAATGTCTTATATAAATACTTTCCATTCTGTTTTTTTCATAATCACTATCCGATAAAAACAATATTTCTATTTTATGATTTTCAAATCCATATTTTCTTAAAGATGCATATAGTTTTAAATTTTTACTTTTAGCTCTATATTTATGTTCAGTCATTCTTCTATTAATATTTGAAGATTGACCAATATACATTTTTCCACTTGGGCTTGTTATTTTATATATTCCTGATTCTGCCATTATTGAAATCTTTTATTAGTTGGTAAAAATCCGTTGTATGGCATATCCATTGGCTTCATTGCAACCTCTCTTGGATTTCTAATTCTATAACCTGCCTTTTCTGCTTTTGCAACTGATACTTGTTTAGCATTAGGAGACAATGGGTCGATTCCTGAATTTGCTCCAAGTGCCACAAACGTTTGTCTAATCCACTTATGGTGACAATCTCCACCGCCTTTGTATAACCAAATAGAATAAGTATCAGCACCTTCAGGACCCCAACCTTTGTTAACTGCTGTGCTGCTCATTCTTAAAATATCCTCTTTTCGGTAAACCTTTTTAGCATTAACCATTGATTTGCAAAAATCTCTACTATTTGCAGACAATCCCTCGCTATATTTATAACGTGTAATGAATTTAAAATCATTTACAACATCGTCTTGTTCACTTTTAGAACGAGGGAATGCAGTTCCAGTGCTTACAAAATTGTATATTTTAGAAAGTAAAGAAGGTGTTTTTTTATTTATGCTTTCAATTTCATTATCCAATTCATCTTCGGAATCGTAATCCACTTCTGTTTCATCTATAAGCATCCAATTTTCCGGTACATCTTCTCCAAATGCTGATAAGTCTATTTCGTCTATTGCACTTAATTCCGTACCCGTTTCTTCTGCTACTTGTTCTTCTGTTTGTGCATTCTCTAAATCTGTAAATTCTAAAGGTTGCAATGTTTTGAAATACAATTTTAAACTAATTCCGTTGTAAGCTAAAATAGAATCAAATGCTTCTAATATTTCTTCTTGCATTGGTCTAATAACCATATTATCAAATAGTATAGAACTATTTTTTAATTCGTCAGCATTTGAACTAAAACCGGTACTTGTTGCAATTCCAA